ACATACTTGTGTATCAAGTGTATAATAGTAACATGAAAAAAGTATATTATACCTGGCAAGATGTCGAATGTCAAACACAAGAAATCCTACGTCAAATTCAGCAAGATGCCTGGCGGCCCGATTATGTGGTTGGACTTACTCGCGGTGGGTTAGTACCAGCTAATCTTATTAGTCAATACTTGGCAGTTCCTATGGAATGTCTTAAAGTAAGCCTGCGTGATGGTGCTAATCCTGAAAGCAACCTGTGGATGGCCGAAGACGCATTCGAAGGCAAACACATTTTAATTGTGGATGATATCAATGATTCGGGTGCTACCTTAAATTGGATCAAGGAAGATTGGCAAGAAAGTTGTTTGCCAGAAGCCGATCGCTGGTTCAAGATCTGGGGAGATACTGTGCGTGTTGCTACACTTGTAGATAACGAGTCGAGTGCTAGTGAATTAAATGTCAGCTACACTGCTGTCGGTCTAAATAAAGCTGAAGAAGATTCGTGGATCGTTTTTCCATGGGAAGATTGGTGGAAATAACGTGGGTTCTAAACCGTACACACATTTGGAAAATATTAATTTAACCACTACGCAAGATAATATTGTTGTGGAAATTGGTAGTGAAAACGGGGAAGGCAGTTCTGTGTGGTTGCACACGTGGGCAAAAGAACATGATATAGATTTTTATTCTGTTGATGTAGAGCACCGTATGAGAGAAAGAACACACCCTGAAATAAATTGGGTGGTTACAAGTTCTGGAAGTGATTGGTGTAAAAATATTTTACCCACATTGAATAAAAAGATTAAAGTTTTATACCTAGACAACTTTGACTGGATGTATTATCCTACCCCGGAGTGGATGCAGAATCAAATTCGAATATATGCAGAACGTGGTATTGCTATGACCAATCAAAATTGTCAACAAGAACATAAACTACAGATGCTATATTGTTTACCATATATGGACAAACAGTCGGTTGTAATAATGGATGATACCTTTTATAATAATGGTACCTGGGATGGCAAGTGCGCTACTGCTATTCCGTTGTTGTTAGAAAACGGATTTACAATGCATGGCACTGAATATGCTACAAGAGGATACGAATGAAAATTAAAGTTAGTGAAATATTTTATAGTTTACAAGGCGAAGGTCGCTTTGTTGGTGTGCCCAGTGTGTTCCTAAGAACATACGGCTGTAACTTTACCTGTAGCGGATTTGGTTGCAAACCAGGTGAAAAAAGTACCGGTGCCGATGATGTCGCCGAAGTTGTTCATATGTATAATAACTTCCTAGACTTGCCATTGGTCGAAACAGGGTGCGACAGCTATGCATCGTGGCATCCAGCATTTAAACATCTAAGTCCTACATATACCGCAGAGGAACTGGTGTCTAAAATGTTAGCATTAACTCCTAATAAAATGTGGCAACAAAACAACGGCAATGATGTGCATTTGGTCATTACTGGTGGCGAGCCATTACTGGGTTGGCAACGTGCTTATGAAGAATTACTAAGTCATTCCAGAATGGCAGACCTAAAGAACATTACATTTGAAACCAACGGCACTCAAGAATTACAAGATAAGTTTAGCGACTATTTGTTAGAATGGAAAAAACAAAAACCTGGCCGTGAAGTTACATTCAGCGTAAGTGCTAAGTTAAGTGCATCTGGTGAATTGTGGAATGATGCTATTTGTCCAGAGATTGTTGCCAGCTATCAAACATACGGACATACATATCTCAAATTTGTTGTTGAAACCGAAGATCATGTCGATGAAGCTATTCGTGCGGTAGATGCGTTCCGTATGGGTGGATTCACTGGCGTGGTATATCTGATGCCACAGGGTGGTGTTGTTGATCCATACGAAAGCAACAAACTAAACATTGCCAATATCTGTTGTGAACGTGGTTTTAATTATAGTCCTAGACTGCACGTGGACCTATGGGGCAACGGTTGGGGCAAGTAATGTTCGGATACGGATATTACGGCCAAGAAGTATTTAAAAACGAAAGAAAACAAATGACAAACACAGTAACATTACAAGATCGTATTACTACTTGGATCAAGGACTATGCTCAACAAGCCGGAATGACCAGTTTGGTTGTAGGCATTAGTGGCGGTATTGACTCGGCTGTAGTCAGCGCACTCTGCGCTCGCACCGGTCTACACACTGTGGCTGTGACCATGCCTATCCGTCAGCGTCCTGAACTTCATGATTTGAGCATGCGTCAAGGTGCTTGGTTATGTAACGAATTTGATAATGTGCGTCATGAGATCATTGACTTGACCACAACCTTTGACGAGTTTGAACGTCAATTGTCTACTTATAATAATTTGTTAGGTTTTGCCAACAGCCGTAGTCGCTTGCGTATGGTTACCTTGTATCAAATTGCTCAAAGTGTTTCAGGTCTTGTTGTGGGTACTGGCAACAAAGTAGAAGACTTTGGTGTTGGATTCTATACCAAGTATGGTGATGGTGGGGTAGACATTAGTCCTATCGCCGACTGTTATAAAACGGAAGTATGGCAAATGGGTCGCGAATTAGGAGTATTACAAGACATTATCGATGCTCCACCCACAGATGGCCTATGGGATGACGGACGTACAGACGAAGACCAACTGGGCGGACTTAGCTATGCCGATTTAGAAATTGCCATGCAACAAGACGAAGGCACTATTTTAGTAAAAAATGGACTGGAATTAGAACGCTTACAAAAGTATCAAGCTATTCGTAGCCGTAGTCTACATAAAATGAATCCTATTCCTGTGTTTAAAAAATAATAGGATTTATTGGATAATTCTATAAATATAGTAATGCTAAGGATTACTATGAATTTACAGAAAAAATTTTACTACATATATAAAATTACTAATTTAATAAATCAAAAAATTTATATCGGAGCCCACTCCACTAACGACATTAACGACGGCTATATGGGGTCTGGAAAAGGTATCAAGTGTGCTATTTCTAAATATGGAATTGCTAATTTCCAAAAAGAAATATTAGAATACTTTGATAATGTAGATTCTATGTTCTTAAAAGAAAAAGAAATAGTCAATGAACAATTTGTAAAAAATAAAAATACATATAACGATGTTGTTGGGGGTAATAAACCTCCTGTTGGTCGTAGAAAAGGTATTCCTGCATCAGAAGAAACAAAACAAAAAATTAGAGAGGCAAGAGCAAAACAGATAACTACTGATGAAACTAGAAGAAAAATGTCTGAAAGCCGAAAAGGTGAAAAACATTGGACTTATGGAAAACCAAGATCAGAAAAAACAAAACAAAAACTTAGAGAAGCAAATCTGGGCAAAGTTTTGTCAGAAGAAACAAAACAGAAAATGCGTGGACCAAGAATAAAATTAAAGGAAACTAAATGAAGAGATGTAAGGTGGGATTCATCGGTATCGGAAAATTAGGATTAGATTGCGCCGAAGTATTTGCTGAAAAGCACGAAGTTTGGGGCTACGATGTTGCTCCACGCACCAGCGATAGTGTAAAAGTTGTTGGCATTGAAGAATTAGTTCAAAACAGCGAGTGGATTTTTATTGCTGTTCCAACTCCACATGCCGAAGGCTATGATGGTAGTGTTCCTAGCAGTCATATGACTCCTAAGGACTTTGGTCATGATGCTGTTATTGATGCTATTAACAAAGTTAATCAATTTGCCGCTACACCTAAGAAAGTAGTGTTGATTTCTACAGTATTGCCCGGAACAACTCGTAAGAAGTTTATTCCTTTACTAGATAAAAAGCATGAGTTTGTTTACAATCCTTATTTGATTGCTATGGGCTCTGTTAAATGGGACATGGTCAATCCAGAGATGATCATGTTAGGCACCGAAGATGGTAGCTTGACCGGTGTTGCTGGTGAGCTCCGTGACTTGTATGATACTATTATGCAGAACAATCCACGCTACGAAGTTGGCACCTGGGACGAGTGCGAAGCTATCAAGATTTTCTACAATACATTTATTAGTGCCAAAGTTGGTCTAGTAAACATGATTCAAGACTTTGCTCTCAAGATTGGCAACATCAATGTGGATGTGGTTACAGATGCTCTTGCCAAAAGCACCATGCGTATCATGGGACCCAAGTACATGACAGCCGGTATGGGCGATGCAGGTGCTTGCCATCCCAGAGACAACATTGCTCTGCGTTGGTTGGCTGCTGAGTACGAAGTAGGCTACGACTTATTTGACACAGTGATGCATGCTCGTGAAATCCAAGCACGAAACTTGGCCTTGTTCTTGGTCGAAGAAGCTAAAAAATCCGGATTACCCATTGTTATTCACGGTAAAGCATACAAGCCAGATGTCGAATACTGTATCGGCAGTTACTCAACCCTGGTTGGTTTCTATGTCAAAGAAGCAGGCTTGCCTGTGGTCTACGTTGATCCACTTGCGGATAACAAAGACGAAGTTCTTGATACAGTAGATTATCCAGCGGTATTTTTATGGGCACACAATCGTAAGATTACTTACGAGTACACCGGTGATCAACTTGACACACAACCATACTGTCCAATTCTACCCGGGTCAATTATTGTTGATCCATGGCGTAAATTGACATCTACTGATAATTATCGTGTAATCCATTATGGTAATACAAGACTAAAATAGGATACTATGAGCATATTTGATCAATTTCTAAAAAAGAAAAAACCCGAGGCACCCAAAGCAGAACCACGTCCCAAGAAGGTCATAAAGACTGAAAAGGAAATTGCTACCGAAAAAGGTGAACCGTGGGTTCAAATCTTAAGCATGGAAGTCGATCCTGAAAATATGCAAAACGGTGCGTTTGAGTTAGACTGGAATGAAAAGTTTGTAGCCAATCTTATCCGTGCCGGATACCAACAGAAAAAAGATGACACCGATGCTGACATTGTGGACCGTTGGTTCACTGCGGTATGTCGTAACGTGGTACTCGAAACCTATGAGCAGTATGAAGCCATGAATCCCGAACGTGATCGTGTGGTCAAAACTCGTAACATCGGCGACGGACGTAGCGAAGTTAGCTGATAACCAATGATTTTTAACCATATTAAACAGTTACATGCTGATGGTAAAAAAATTGGCATTACCTTCAGCACATTTGACATGTTGCATGCTGGGCACATTGCCATGTTGTCTGAAGCAAAGAACCACTGTGATTATCTGATTGCTGGACTACAAACAGATCCGACTATAGACCGCAATACCAAAAACAAACCGG